TAGCTAAAGAAGAGGCGAAGCTCGAGGCGTTTAATTATGGTGCTGTTTCTGAGGAGGGGCACTTTGAATCTTTTATCTCCAATATATTAAAATCGCTTTCTGCATATGCTTCTAGCTCTGAGGTTACCGCAACCAAGCTGCTAGATAAGGGTGTTGCCTTTATGGCGGGTGGTCTGATTTTTTACGTGGTTGCTATTGCTGTTTGGCAAATATTTGCGAATCTCACGAAGCCTGATTCACATGTTATGTATATCGGTATGGCCGCTTGCTCAATGACATTTATTGTTATTGAATTTTTGGCTGCTTGGTTCTTCAAACAGTATCGCTATTATGTTGAGGTCTCTTTATCCTGCCTGCGGGTCAGATCGGTATATGATCGTTATTTGCTCAGCTACTATGCCTTGAAAGAGTTTGAGGGCGTAGGGAGTAACGAGGCGCGAGATAAAATTATGGAGGCTCTGAAGGAGGATGTGAAGTGGCCGACATATAAAAATGGCACGGATAATGATTTCAATTACATGATCGAGTCTATGGGGGCGGCGCACACTTCTATGGAGAAAGTTAAGGCGGTTTTTCAGTCAAAACCAAAAGAAAAAACAAAAGCAAAAGCAAAATCCGAAGCAACTAGCGAATGATGAAAAATTGCGGAAGAGTATTTAGTTATCTTCGGTTCTCGGACCCAAGACAAGCTACAGGTAGTAGCGCCGATCGTCAGTTGGCTTATGCAGCGGCTTGGGCTGCGAAGCACGGCATGGAGCTGGATGCCACGCTGACATTGAAAGATGAAGGATTGTCTGCCTACCACCAGCGTCATGTGAAACAAGGGGCACTGGGGGTTTTTCTTCGGGCGATCGAGGACGGCCGGATTGCAAGTGGATCAGTTCTGGTGGTGGAAGGCCTGGATCGCTTGAGTCGAGCGGAGCCTATACAGGCCCAAGCTCAGTTGGCGCAGATCATCAATGCGGGTATCACAGTTGTTACTGCAAGCGACGGCCGCGAGTACAACAGGGCTGGTTTGAAAGCCCAGCCTATGGACTTGGTTTATTCACTCCTGGTGATGATAAGGGCGCATGAAGAGTCCGACACAAAGAGCAAGCGTGTTAAAGCCGCAATCCGTCGTCAATGCGAAGGGTGGTTGTCCGGTTCGTTTCGTGGGGTGATCCGCAACGGTAAGGACCCACAGTGGGTGCGTTTGACCAATGAGGGGTGGGAGTTGATCCCAGAGCGTGTCGCAGCAGTGAAGCGTGCGCTTGAGCTTTATCGTCTGGGACTCGGTGCCGGCCGTGCCGCAAACATCATGCATGAAGAGGGATTTCAACTGACCGAGGGCGGAATCTCCGGACTACAGATTTACCGGACGATCAAATTGCCCGCACTACGCGGTGTAAAAAGGCTGAGTCTTGAGGGGGAGGATTACGAGCTGGAGGAGTATTACCCGCGTGTCCTGTCCGATGCAGAATGGAATGATCTGCAGCACCTTGCTGGCCAACGGTTGCGTCGTAGAGGAGCTGGCGAGATTCCGGGCATCATTACAGGGGTCGGATTGGCCTATTGCGGCTACTGCGGCACGGCGTTAGTGGCGCAAAACATAATGAAGCGTAGGCGTGTTGATGGAAGCATTGCAGATGGCAATCGGAGGTTGCACTGCACTTCTTACAGTAAAAATGGCGGGTGCTCTGCCGGCGGAAGTTGCAGCGTTATCCCAATTGAACAAGCGTTACTCAAGTTTTGCACGGATCAGCTCAACCTGCAGCGACTGATGCAGCCTAGCGATGATGGTCAGGCCGTCCATCGTCAGCTTGTGAGTGCAAGGGCGGCTGTTGCGAAGATCACGGGTCAGTTGGGCAAGGTGACTGATGCGCTCTTAGCAGACGAGAGTGGCGCCGCCCCCCTGGCGTTCGTCCGTAAGGCAAGGGAGTTGGAGTCGCAACTTAGAGATGCTGAACAAAGCGTTTCAACATTGGAGTACGAGGTGAGCTCAATGTCAGCAGGGGTTGCTCAACCGGCCCAGGCTGAGCGGTGGGCGGATTTGGCCGCCCAGGTGGAGGCAGGAGACTACGGAGCGAGAGAAAGTGTCAGGCAGTTGGTTATGGACACATTTAGTCGAATCGTTATTTTCATGCGGGGTGTAGATGCAACCGACCGAGAAGGTCTGTTCATTGATGTTCAGCTTTTCTCGCGCACGGGACAGCACCGGCTGCTTCGGGTTCATCGGAAAACAGGCGAGTGGGTGGCGAGTGAGGACTGGGACTAGGCTGGCTGGGTTACATTTCCTATATACTGTTTGGATATACAGTAGTAGCAGGGTGCTTTTGTGCTTCAGCAAAACCGCGTTTTTCCAATGCAGCCGTCCACACCATTCGACCAACTTGCCTGCCGTATTTACCGACAGGTCAACAGTGCCTCCGCCCAGGTGCTGCGGCGAACGCTAATACGGCGACTATCCAGCGAGCGCTCTGATGACTGGGATCGACTTCTTGAGCAATTGAACAACGAGGAAAGCGTGCGCTTGAAGCACTTGGGTGACGGTGTCGCGCAGTTGAGCTGGACCAATCATCACCCCTTCTAGTTACCCAGCGGCTAATAAAAAATCAAAAAATGTGCCGCAGGTGTTTGACATAAAGTTAGCCTGAGGCTAATTTATCTCCATCAGTTTAGGGTGCCGCACTGCGGTGCCTTGATCGTTTTGGAGGTTTACATGATGTACGCCCTTTGCCTTTCGCCGGATGCGCGCTCCCAGTTATCAAATCAGGTCACTCAGAACGGCACCTTTTCGCACCATTTTTTTGCAGATGACGGGCGCTGCTGCGCGACTGCCGTTGTCGCCATTGAGCAGGGCTTAGAAGCTGTATCTGTTCAGGTCAGACTAGGTTGCACTGTAAACAGTCTGACCATCCCAAAAACTGAGGACGTTGCCGAACGAATTGCCTGCTTTCTCGAGGAGCTTGCCATTTGCACCGATCCGAGAATCACGCCAGACGCCGATGCCCAGTTAACCATTTCCATCTTGGAGCCAAATGCGAAACGGCTGTTTAGTCAAAGCATTGAGGGATATCGGAGTGCAAACGCCGAACTCGATGCCGCAATCGCAACAGAAAACTGGAGCGCGATACACACAGCCCAGAGCCGCCGTGATCTCCACGCTAGTACCATCGCTTTGATCGTGAACAAGTGCTCTGTAGGCATTGAAGTAGGGGTAAGACCATGATCGGGATCCCCAAGACTGGCACGCTGGAGCTAGGCCGTATCAGTGCCAACGTCAGCAGCGGGTACGAATTCAGCACAGCCGATGGGCGTCCTGCACGTCTAGCGCTTATCGATGATCAGGGCAATGTGATCGAAGCTGGCGATGCTGTTGCACGCGAGGCGTGGAACGTGTGCATCGCAGTGATGAAAAACTTCAAGATTGGCCAAGGTCATATCGTGGTGCACAGTGCCCCGCCTGGATCAGCTCAAGGCAATGCAAACAAGTTGTATCCACGTAAGGCCAGAGGGTGAACTGCGAAGCTGGCCGAAATGTTTTACGGCACACCGGCTGGTTATCCGCCACGTTACATGCCGGTGATCTTCGCATCGATTGCACGGCCAATAATTTCCCAGGTACCGTCCAGAGCTACCGCCTTGTACTCTGGATTGAGTGGCACCAAGTAGCCCACCCCAGCATCTAGATTGTATTGCTTGAAGGTGGTTTCGCCGCTGACGGTGTGGCGGGCGATGTAGAACTTGCCGCTGATGAGGTCAAAGCCTTCAGGGCGAATCAATATCGGAGTGCCTTCCGGGAAGCTAGGCGGTGTGTCCGATGTCATCGACTTTCCCTTCACCTTGAGCCAATAACCACGTGGCCCTGCATTCTCTGTAGACGACAGCCAATCGTCTGCAATTCCGGTCGGATAGCAGACGGAAGATTCGATCTGCTCGCCGGCGGCAACCCATGAAATCAATGGATATTCCCTAGCCTCTCGGTGAGGTTGCAGCATTGGGGAAATGTTGGAATGGCCACTCGTAGCCGCCATCCCCTCGATCTCGGCAGCAAGGCGTGGACTGAAGCTCTCGACCGGCTCGTTTAGCAGCTTCGCCAATACCGAGGCAAAGCGGGCATTGAGCGCATTTATACCCTTCAAATAATGGTTCACCGAAACCGGTGTTATGCCTGCGGCATCGGCAATCTTCCGTTGATTCAGCTTGAGAGCGTTCTTCTTGGAAAGATAGAGCTCGTGAGCTGCTTGGCATTCCGCGAACAGGGCTGGGGCGATGGGCTTTTTCTTAGTCATTGTCGAAGTATAAGCCGCTGGCTAACTCAAAAGATTAGCCGTAGGCATTGATAATAAATATGTTAGCGGTTAATCTTTCGGTCATTCATCAATCTTAGGTGTATGACATGGAAGAGATGTCCCTTAGTGATTTAGTGCAACGGATGGGTCAGGCGCCTGTAGCGCGTGCGCTCGGTGTGAAACCGGCGTCTATCGCGAAAGCTCTAAGAACTCATCGAAACATCACCGTAACGATCAGTGACGATGGTGCCTGTGCAGCCCAGGAGACCCGCCCGTTTCCTTGTCAGGAACACTCGGCGTCACCCGATGGCTCTAAGTCCGGCCACGAGAAAGCGTTGGGGCAGCCTAAATTCGGTGAACAGCCTTGACCACGTCCACACACGGACAGCTGTCCATTTCCCGTGATCAAGTACTTGTCGCTCATGCCGCTGAGATGATTGCCCGCACGGGATTCAGCCAAGACGACTTTGCCCAGGCATTGAGTGCGAATTTGCACCGGCAGATTCCTGCCAAGGCCGCGAGTAAGGACGTGCCCGACTTCGGGGCGCTTGCCCAGGGCAACGACACCACGTCATTCCTGAGAGCCTCCGGCGCCTGGCTGCGCCGTGTTGGCCGTTGGCTAAGTGGCGAGGTGGACCTACCGAGTTGGCTCGAGGAGTCGTGGGTAGATGCTCTGGAAGGCGACTTTAAGGATTGCTGCATCAATGAGCTGGCCCATCGTCACGGGCTGACTGGTGCACGCGAGCTGGATGGCGATGGCAACCCGCTGGGGGCGTTCGGCCAACTGGTGGCACGGCTGGGCAATACGGTCGCCTTGGGCAGCGAGATTCTGGCTGACGGTCGCATCGACCTCGAGGACCTGGACAAGCTGCCTGCATTTGTCGATCGGTTACGTTCGGTCGAGGCCCGTTGCAGTGAACTGCGTACCCGCGCAGAGAACGTTCTGCTCGAGCAGCTCGAAAAGCCTCACTTGTCCCGGGTGAACTAGCCCCTGTGACTTCCTTGGACAAGGACATCCACTCGAGATCAGCGAGCAGCCGCAAGGGCAGCCCAACCAAGGGCCGACCTACTGCTGTGCATCGCGACAAGAAAGATCCCCATGCTGCCTTGCGCGCCCCCGTTCGTGCACCTCGGTATTCGGCTCCGCGGCGCCTGACTGGCCAGCAGCTGAAAAACCCGCTGCTGCGCATGGCGTTCTCTCGACTGAGCCAGATCGGCGACCTGCGCGGGAAGTACCTGCGCGATCTGGACTCCATCCATGGCGGTCGCCGCACCCGTTCCGAGAAATTCGACGCACTGGCCAAGGCATCCGAGCAAATGCTGCTGCGCCTGGATTTGGCCACTGGAGTGCTGGGATGGCTGGACATCGAACGAGGGCAGTACTTCCTCAACACCCAATGCGGTGTCGCCGAAGATAGCGATATGTCTCCCGCGTCTCTCAATCGCCTTATGCACAGCTTGGATTTGGCAGGGTACGTTTACCGACGCATTGAAAAAGTGCGGTTGGATGAAAAGGATGAGGCAGGACTTAACCTGGTGCGGACCCGCGTCTTGGTGCGCTTCACTGAAAAGTTCTTTGCAGACCTTGGTCTACGCTACCTCTGGTTTCGGGCTAAGAAGGCCGCAATCAAGCGCAGAGAAAAGGAACTTCGCGAGGTAAGCGGGCTTCGTGCTGCGCGCCAAGAAAAGACTTCCTTGGAGGAGTTCCGTCGACAGCAGTCCCGTAGCAATTGGGAAAAGAGCGAGGCGCGCAAGGCGGCTCAGGCTCACAGCCAGTCAGAAACACTGACCCCTGCTCGCGGTTCACCTGGGGGCGCAAAGCCTTCCTGGGAGCCCGACAAGAGCCCAGGCGGGCTGGAGGAATCCATGGCGCGCCTACTGCGCAATGTGCAGGTCAAGAAAGACACCCCCTCGAAGTAATCGCATCCCCTGCGAGGCCAGGCTACGCCTGGTGACCGAAAAAACTCCCACTCTGCGCGCTACCTCTGCCGCCGTGCCTCCTCATGCAGGCAAATTACCGCGTGCTCGCCCGTTTTTCAGCGTCATTTTTCGGCGACGCCGGCGTGCAGTCCGGGTATCCAAGATGTCTTTGAATTAAATGGAATTTTAAACCCCACTCAGCATCCCCAAAGGGTATAAA